TGGATTCTAGTCTGGCTGCAACATTAGCCTGATAGTAAAGAAATGCAGATATCTGTGCCACATTGCTATCTCTTAAAACTCCTGCTTGAGGTGCACCTACCATCAATCTCTCTAGACCAGAAGAAGCTTGAAGTAATGCTACTCCACTAGTCTCCAATTAACTGGCTCTCTGATCTTTTAGCAATTGAGTTGTAAGCCATTAAATTACCAAATGGGTCTGTTATTGGTGTTGAGCTTGTTATTTCAAATACTGTTGGAGTATCGTTTGGATAGTTCAATTCTATCCAAATTGGATTATTTGAGTTGTCTCTGATATTAGTTACTTTTTCTCTGTATGTCAATCTTGTTTCTGTTCTAATCTCAATAGTTTGATTGTCTACATACTTAACAGAGATTGCTCTATTGTCCCCGCCTCTGCTTGTAGCAGAGTTTGTTATTATTCCTTTTGCAAAACAAGGTATAGTTCTTTGATATATCCAAGACTTTTTAATTGCACCAGTGTTTGGATCCTGATAATCATCTTGAGCATAAACATCTATTTTCATGCTAAGAATAGAGTCTACGAGTCTGTTCATTATATCAAAACCATAGTGCTTAAGACATACTCAGACAGAAGCTGATCAGCGTAATTGTTTCCAGTTCCGCTAAATGTTGCAGTGTCATATTCAAACTGCCAGTCAAATGTCTGTATGCTCTTTAAGTACTTGTTTCTCCAGTCTTTATCTTTAGAGAAGAAGTCTTTCATTAACTCTATGGTAGCTAACTCAACTTCATACGGTACTTGATCCCAGCCATATCTTCCTTCAATTCTATAAGCTCCACCATTTACAAAAGACCCATTATTGTAGTCATTAATACTTGGAGGGACCATTCCGTTTGCTGTGTAAACTACATTATCTAATAAGCCAGACTTATTTACTTTTATTCCAAATCCACTAGAAGATATTTCTACTGGGACATTCCAATTATCAATATTATTTATTCTATCAATAAGAAGTATGTCGTTTAGATGTATGGAATGTATCTCATTTATTTTGTGTGGCAATGGGAGAATTTCTGATCCAGTTGCGTATATCACATTTACATCATCATATAGATAAAACTCTTGTCCAGTGTAGCTTTCAATAAGTTTTCTTGCATATCTTTCTGCTGCTGCTAAATCTACAAATGTTTTGTAGTTGGGATCAGATTGATCAAAGCCAAACCCTAAAGCATCTGCAGCATTTGTTAAATCAACATATGGCTTTACAACATCAAGAAGATGCTCTTTAACTACACTTTCTTCATCTACTTCATATTCCCAAACTAGCCTCAATGTCCTTGGTCTATTCGTTAAGGATATTGGAGGGTATACCAAATATACGCCTCTATCTGTTTCTGCCTCTTCGGCAGTTTGGGTTAGAAGTAAAGTGTTTGGATTTATAGAAGGCTCTATTGATGGATCATTTGTTACATCATAAAATTTAACAGTAGGCAAAGAGTCTGCTTGAGCTATCCCGCCCTTCCAAAATACTCTTTGCTTTACTGGTGAGTTTGTTCCTACTATAATTTCCATTTGTTGCGTTTAAGCTTAGCCGTAATATTCCTGAACTTCCTTTGGTGTGGCTAAACGAAAACCCTCCTCTTTATCAAAAATTTGTTGAGCTGAATCTTTGTGCATTGCTACAAACGGATGGGTCTGAGTAAATGTATGTCCCATAATATCATATCTATGGTTTGCTCTTGTCATCATAACTAATACTGTATCCTCTGTGCGCTCTGCCTTTGGATCAAATACTGGTAGGACCTCAACCTCTTCTTTTGCATCTTCTACATCTTTAAGTGTTTTTTCATATACTGCATATGTAACACCTTCTTCTGCTAGTGCTGCAATTATATCCTGCTTGTTCTTAAGCCCGTCTGTTTCAACTGCAAACTCTTCTGCAATTGCCTTTAGATCCGCGACCTTTAATGTGTCAAAAGACATTTAATACTCCTTTTTCTAGGTAAAACCATTATAGCATTGTATAATTAAAATGAAAAGCCCCCAAATTTAATTGGGGGCTTTTCTGTGATTAATTCCTAATTAGGAAGCAACCTTAACGTTCTTTACAACGACCCAAGCGTCTGCCTGCTCGATTTGAACGCCAACACGAGTATACATTGTGTACTCGATTGAGTCCTTGCGTGGCCAGAAGAATCGGTAAACAGTTACGTCACGCTTAACACCAACAACAACGTTGTTAGGGAATGTTAAGTGAACATCTCCGTGTGATCCTGTAGCCTGTGCGTAATCGCCAGTCTGTGTCTCTGGAAGAAGTGGAACTTCAACGATTGGAATACCGAAAGCGTATGGAGCTACGTATCCTGCTGGTCCACCTAGAGGAGCTACATCTCCACGGATGATGCCTGAAGCAATATCCTGTGGGTTAACATTCTGGATGTTTTGTGATGTTGCGTATAGGTAATCCTGGATCAAGTTAGATCCTGCAAGGAAGCGTAGGTCTGTGCGACGCTGCTTGTACTTACGTGGAAGTGCCTTAAGTGCTGAGTTAAATACAGCACGAGAAAGTCCTGCACCTGCTGCGTCTACGACGTGTGCATTTGCCTTGGCCTTCTTTACAACACCGTCAAATGCCTTGTAAAGAGCATCTGATGAAAGTGCTGTGTTACCGTTAAGTAGAACGTCTTCAATATCGTTACCAGCCTGAGTTGCCATCATACGTGCGATGTGGTCTTCTAGATCTGGACCTTCGATATTGTCTTCTAGTGACTCTGTTGAGAGCTCCCAGTCAAGACGTAGCTTCTTTGTTGTGAGAGAGATCTTTGAGAATGTGACTGCTGCGTTTGTGCCAGTGTTGTCACCTTCTGTTGCGAGCTTCATAAGCTTCTCGCCTACTCCGACTCTATCAATTTCTGTTGTGTCAGACTTCATTCTAACTGTACGTGCGACTTTTCCGATTACGGTTGCGTCGAACATATAGTCTAGGAAACGAGCTGATTGCTCTGGGTTGAGAAGACCACCATTGCCATTTTCAGACGCAGTGTGAATTCCATCTCCACCAGTTGTTGATGCGAAAGTACCTGTAGCTGTTGTACCAGCTGCGATTGCTTTCTCTAATGTTTCATTACTCATATTATTTCACCTACCCTAGTTAAATATTTCGTTTACGGAACCGAGGAAAGAACCGTTCCATTTTGATTTGTTTACTGCTTGTACCGCAGACCCGCCGAGGTCTGAGGACTTCTTAATTGCTGTATCGCCTTCTACGGCATCTACACGCTTTTGAACACCATCAATGGTGCCCTTTATTTCTGTTACAGCTGCACTAAGTGCGCTGTGCTTTTCTGCTAATTCTGTGATTTGAGCATTTAAGCCCTTGCTAAAAGTCTCTACAGTTTCTTTGATTTCAGAAACCTGTAATGCATTTGCCTCTGTAGCCTTGCTAAGAGTATCTGCAAAGAATCCCTTTAGGTCTACTAACATTTTTGCAAAATCAGGCTCTTGTCCTTCAACTGCAGCTGACGCATCTGCGTCTACTGACTTAAAGACATCTACAGAAGCAGAGTCTGCATCTTCTGCTTTAGCAGCTGGTGCATCTTCGACGGCCTTGACGTTAGTCTCAACCATGGTCTCTTCAACGACGACAACTTCTTCAGCAGCTGGTGCTTCTGCAACTGGTGCTTCTGCAACTACTGGATCTGTACCGTGTACGTTTAGTTTTTCCACTTCATTACCTCCTTGTGCGTTTGCCTGTTTTGCTATTGTTTGTGTTGCAGGCAACGTAACTCTTGACTTCTTGAATGAAGCAAGAACTTTATCTATCTCTTTTGATTTGTTTATGTCTGAGCTTTCAACCCATCCAATTAGCGTAGCCTCTTTACCAGTAACTGGAGATGAGTATGTCTTGTCTGTCGAGATGAAAACAGAGTCGCTATCTTCGCAATAAAAAATATTTTCTGTGACAACATCTGCTGCCATTCCTTTAAAAATAAGTTGACCATTCATTTTTTCTATTGAAATAATATTGCACATTTCATTTGCTGGTGAATCTACAATTGAAAGTTCTACTAAGTCATATTCTTTAATAAAACGAACAGACTCTCCTGTTGCCTTATTTATTTCATTATCTGAATCTTTAATCTTTCCGCCAATTGAAAAACCAGAAAGAGTTCCATCAAGAACCTTCTCCCAAGTATCCTGTGCGCCCTTTGATATGTATGAAGTTACATAAACTCCATTATAAAATTCTTTTGATTTTTGATCGTAGTAAGTCTCTGGCTTAAATGAAACTACTTTGCCAACTGCAAGTGGCTGATGCATCTCTCTAAGATTTCCTCTAAATGCTTCAAATGCCTTTAGGCTTGCTTCTGCTGTTACGACGTCACCAGTTTGATCTACATTATCTAGAGTTGCAAATCCAGACACGGTTCTATTCTCCCTGTTTACTTTTGTAAAAGGAACAGATAAATGAAGGTTTTGGCCGTCAGAAGACCACTGACTTTTTTCTATGTTCATATGCTTAATTTTATACTTATCTATCTAAAAAGGCAAATCGCAGTTGATTGGATTTAGTCAACTCTGCTTCCGTCGCCTTTTGCATTTCTTCCTTCTCCGACTTTATCGGAAGAGGCTGCGGATCTTTCTGAATCTCTGGCTCTAGTTTTCCCAGCCGTTGCTTTTTGGTCAGCTGCCTGCTGAGGCCTTAGATCTACCATTTCATCTCCGCCTTCCACTGGAATCATACCTTTTTTAATTCTAACTTCATTAGGGGTAATTACCTGCATTCTAAGATATCTTTCATCTATTTGAGATTGCGTGTCTTCATCAGTTAATGTCAGCTCTTCGAATTTAATTTTTAGGGCGTCAGTCTTTTCTTCAATTATTGCATTAATTCTTTTTTCTAGTCTCATTTGTGCTGGACGACAAACCTGCTCTTTAAATGTTTTGTCTGCGTCTCTTGCAACCGCTAAATTAACTCCTTCTGGAGTTCCAATTTTATTAATTGGCACACGGTGAGCCAATAGTATTTCATCTCTATTAGATTGTCGATAAATATTAAATGATGATTCTTGAGCTCCAGCTTCAACTGGCTCCATTTTAAATTCAACCTTGTTGTCTGGAGTATCCGCTGGAAGCGGGATATAAAGTGATCTATGGTTTTTCCCCTTTAGTCCAACCTGGAAAAATTCTAGCAACTTTCTTTCTGACTCTGGAGAAAGTTTTGCTCCCTTTACTGTAATAATATATCTTGGTACCGCTTTATTCTCAAAGTAATCTAGGTTATATCTTCCAGCAAATTCATTGCCAGCCAATGACATTTGTGCAGCAACAATATCTGGTATTCCATAATAGTTGTTCATCGGAGTATACTTCTTTAGATGAATGATTTCATTTGGACGATCCTCAACATCACCAATTGGGTTGGGTGTATCTAAATCTCCAAAGTTTCTAAAAAATACAGCCTTGCCATAAAGCAGCTGCATGAATCCATCACGAAGTCTTCTTACTCTCATTGTCTTTGCTGGGATATGTCCAATATATCCTATATCTCCTGCTGTTGTTCTTCCAATTTCAATATAGCCATTACCTGTAGCTTCTAAATCAGTGTAAACTTTTATTAAAGTTTCAGTAAATGTATCTTCATCGTTAGTAGTGTCGAGCCACTCTTGTAGGTCCTGCTTTAACTTATTAAGCTTACGTCTAGCTCTTTCTAATTGCTTTGTATCTGTTATTGCGTCTATAGCATCATTAGTTTTTCTAGTTTCAGTAAATGAGTACCCTAGTCCAACTATATTTGCTACCTTTGCATTGATTGCAGCATAGTTATAAGTTGATACCTCATAAATTTGAGACAAATACTCTAGGTTATATACTGGCTGCACAAGGTCGAACATAGCATATCCAGTTACAGCCTGCTGAAGAAGATTCTGTTGTGTTGCTGCACCATCTTTACCAGTAAATGATTTTGCAAAATCTCTGTTTACTTTTCTTTTAAAATTGGTGCCGAGCCCTCTTACTTTTTTAAGTTCATCTATTCCAATTGCAAACGGGTCAACATGCTCTTTTTCTTTCTTAAATGAAAAAAGATCTGAGCTATTTTTTACTGATACCTCATATGTATCTTCTGGGCCATCTTCTAAGAATTGTGTCATGTTACTGATCCCCCTCGCAATACTGAATCTTTGTATTCGCCTATGTCAAGCGGGTCTGGTGTAAGTCCCCACTTAAGTCTTTGGTTTTGATATTCAAACTCTTCATCATCAATTTTTCTTCTTCCAGACAAAAACTTAGGCTGTCCCTCATAAATTCCATAGTGTCTTACTGCATCCGCCAGCAAAGCCATGCGGGCACGATTTCCTTTTTTAGAAGTTATTGAAAGAAAGTTGCCATCGTCGTCACCAATCCAGCGTCCGTCTGGCATTTCCCATACGTATATTCCGAGAGTGGTTTCCTCGATTACCTGGCTTTTTTGGTTTAAGATGTCCATATGTTAAACAGTTTATCATTATTCTTAGTAAAAGTCCAGTCTTGATGCCAGCCTGATACACTTTTGTTGCAAATTGTGCACCCTACTAGTCAAATTGCCTTATGAAATATGGTGTTCCATCCTGACCATGGACACTTTCAGATATAGTTACTCCTGGGTCAGTTATAACCTTTGAGTTATCTGAGCAATAAAGCCTGTAGTTAGTTATTGCTTCTGCGGATGTAAATGCTTTCTCGTAAAAAGCTATGTTGTTATATAGGTTTGAAGTTCCATATTCTGTATCTAATTGATTTTGATTAAACTTAATATTTAAGGCTGGCTGATTTAATACAATTATAATATGATGGGCAACATCATTTAGCAAAAATGTCGATACATTAGTCTCTGATGTCCTATTTATACCATTTACGTATATGGCAGAAATTCCAGCTTTTGTTATTAATCCGTTAGCCGCCCATTTAATTGATGAGGATGCTGAAGAAAATAATACATTTTGTCCACCCCTTGGAGTAAAAAACATCTCTATTGTTCTTGGCTGAATAGAAAGATCTACAGAAAACCCATGGCCAGAATGCATTGACAGTCCGTTGTATTTATTTTGCATTCTTACTGGGTAATTGTATTGTCCTACTGCATAGTCGTATGCTGAGTATATTTTTGATCCAGAATTATCTGCATAAAAATCTTTATTTGAATACATATCAATTTCTAACTTATCAAAATAAGGTAGGTCAAAGGATGAATCTTGTGTAGTCATTGTTACCCTTATATCTAGTATTGGGCTTCCTGAGTTCTGGTTTTTGTTGTAGTATGGCATCGGAGAATTATTTTTGCAAACTACCCATGGCTGATTTGGGATTTGTATTTCAACCAAAATATTATCTACATCCTGCCCATAGCAAATTCTAGAAGAAACAATATCTTCTGGATTTGATATATACAGTCTTTCTTGAAAAGAAAATGTTTTTGTTTCTACGGCATCTGTTTCTTCAAACTCAATTCTGTTATATTCTGAGTTATAATATGCATCTCCAGAAGCAAGTTCTTCTAGTGCTTTTATTCCAGGATACCTATATGAAATGTCTGGTCTTACTGATGCCGAGTTTAATGAAAAAAGAATTCCATTATTTGAATAAACAATTTGTGAGTACTTTGTCTCTTTGTATCCCGACAGATAATGATTTAATATTTTTGCTTCTTCTAGCTCATAGGCATATATTGCTGCTGAATCAACAATAAATTTTTTGCCTGAGTTGGCTGGTCCCAAGGATAGGTTTAAGCTTGAATTAGTAAATTTAAAGCTATCTACAACTGGACTTTCAGAAACAATTTTTCCATCGACATAAAGTGAAATTGTATCTTTAGAAAACATACCTACAACATGCATAGCTTTATTTTTTGTAATCTTATGCCAAACCATCTGTGTTGGACTACATTTAAAAATAATATTTTCATTTTTATAGAATAGACCAATTGAATTGGCAGCATCTCCTAGAATAATATATTCGGCATTGTCATCTTTGGCTGGACTAAACCATATTTCAAATGAGAATGGGCCATCTGGATTTCTATTCATACCAAGTCCTAGGGCTTTTAGGCTTATCTGTGCATTTTCATTTATCTCTGTTCCTCTTACTCCCGCCCCAATAATAGGAAGAACTTCCATATCTGAGGTATTAATTGCATAGCCCTCCATTGAATTTCCAGTGTAATCAATTATTGGTAGCCCGCTTACAGCAGCATATGATACGCCATTATCTTTTAAATCTTGATATGTTGAATATAGAGTTGTTAAATTGCTGTATACGCCAACTTCTCCAGAACGAACTTCATCTAGTAAAAAAAATGCAACTGGATTATCTTTTAAGACAGTATATTTATATGACATGTCTTAAATCTCTTCTAGTGCTTTAACTCTCGCTGTAAGCTCTTGTACTGCTTTAATTAATGGTGAAATAAATTGATCGTATCTTAATCCTTGCATAGAATCTTCTTCAGACATATCAATCTTTACCCAGCCAGCAAAGTCTTCTACTCCAGATTCATCTAAAGCTTCTTTTACTTGCTGAGCTATAAGTCCATAATGAGTTCTTGTTCCAGGAAGTGAAACTAAGTCTCCATCTACTAATTCTTTCCCGCCCTCAATAAATTTATATTTTACTGGATTTAAATTGTTTATAAAATCTAATCCTAAGTCGGAAGAAAAAATATCTGTCTTTAGTCTTTCATCAGAAGTATTTATTGTTCCAGTGTTAGAGTATATAGTTTTCCAAAATCTATTTGATGCTACACCAGCACCCGCATCTATTGGCTGTCCTATTGAGTACAAGTTATTTGCAAGTGGGTACCAGTTTGAGTTTACTCCATATCCAGACGTTGTTGGAATATTTAATGAAATAGTTGTAGGTACTGGATCAATAGTTGCACTAGATCCAGGGATTCCTTGTGGGCCTTGTGCTCCAGTTAATCCAGTTGCGCCTCTAGGTATTGTAAAAGCAAATACAGCATTTGTAGCGGTTCCAGTATTTGTGACAGAAGCATTTGTTCCAGCTGCACCAGTTGTTGTTGTTCCAATTGCTAGTGTAGTTGGCCCTGGTATTCCTTGTGGTCCTGCTGGGCCAACAGGCCCTTGTGGTAAAACAAGATTTAAAGTTTGTGAGGGACTTGTGCCAGATATAGTTGCATCTGCATTTACACCAGACTCAACAGTTCCTATTGAAAGAACATTAGATGGTCCTGGGCCTCCAATTATTCCATCTACACCTCTAGGTAATGTTAAGTTTAATATTGCTGCTTCTGGTGTTCCTACATTTACTACTGACGCTGGAGTTGATGCGCTAACAGTTGTTACAGAGCCTATCGTTAAAGTCCCTGAAGGCCCTTGTGGGCCAGGATGAGCATCTAGATAAGCATCTACATCAGCAGCAAGGTACCCTAGGTCTCTAGGGACGTCTGGCGTGTCTGTATACTGCGGGTACCTAAACCCTTTTCCTGTTGTGCTCATTTTTTTATTATACCACCTATTTACTTAATATATACATGTGCTGGGCTCATGTATCTTGTCCCAGAAGTGATTGGCATAACTTCATGTACATAAGGCTGCTGTGATGGGAACATAATTAGACTTCCAGCCTTTGGCTTAATTGTAATGTTTTGATTAGGAAAATGAATTTCTCCGCCTTCATAATCGTCATTTACATAGGCTACCAAAGAAAATGCTAGAGTTGAATCTCCATCTTGCCCATCAAAATGTGGGCCCATGGACTGGCCCTGGTTCCACTTTTTAATTGGAACTTGGTTTAGCTCTAAATTATATCTATTTTTATCCAGGTTATTTCCAGCTAAATATCTATCGGAACACATTTCAAATGCCATCAAAAAGCTATTTGCTATGTAAAGAGTTTTTTTATCAATTGCATCAGACCCAGTAGATTTTTTTAGATTAGATGAAAATATATTTTTTGTAGCCCCGTACACTATAGATTCATTATCGCTTGCTGTCCAGTTTTCCCACTTTGAAATTCTACTAAATGATGATGGCTCTAAATCTATCTCTTCTATAAAGTCCTTTAAGTACTCTGGAAAACTAAGTGCATTCTCCCAGTACCATATATTTTTTTCTACAATCTGCAAATTAAACATTGTAAATTGCTTGAATATTGGCTCGCCTTCCATATTAGCCCTCTACTTCTGATGCTGGATAAACTTCTCCACGTGGAGTTATTCTTAAACCTTTATTTCTATAGTCTTCCCATTCAATGGCTTCATCTGCCTGCATTGCTCTAACTTTAGCAAGCTCTTCAGCCCAGGCATCTCTAACCTCTTGTGGGTAGTCACTCTCTTCTCTGTCATCCCAGAATGAGCCAAGTGTGTACCTGATTGATTTCTTAACTGTAGTAACTTCGTGCATATTGTGGAATCCTCCAGCAAAAGTGACTAAGGTTCCAGTTTTCGGAACAATTGTAAGCCCATGCTTAAAGTTTAAAACTCCATCTTCAAAGTCATCATTTAAATAAAGAAATGTTGCATATCTGCTTCTAGTAAATGCTCCTGAAACTCCATCATTAGATGTATTGTCAGAATGCATATTGGCAAAAGCTCCTGGGGCCCATCTTTGAGAATGCCAGCTAATTTGTGACATTTGTGCAGGATCTTTTCCAGCCATATCTGCTGTAACGTCAACTACTCTTTGTTTTAGAACTTGAAAAAAATCTCCTGGGAGCCCATTAGCAATTGTATCTGGATCATTTAGCTCTGGAGTTCCTGATGAGTATGACTCATAGAATGAAATTGGCATCCATCTTAATTGATCTTTTTCCATTTTAATTGCCAAAACTTTAATTATTGCTTGACATTCTTCTGGAGTAAGAAAGTTTTCATACTCAACTATATCCTCTTTATGTCTTTTAACAATCATATTTCTTTCCATTAGTACATTTCTCCATCTTCTGTTGGATTGTAAACCTCATACGGAACCTGAACTCCATCTTTAAAATAAATCATATTTCTTTTGTTTTCGTAATTAGTTCTTTCCATTTCCATCTTAGCCCATCTAAATGCACCAAATTTTCTTTGGTTGGCAAGCCACTCCTCTGTTCCGTTATGAGGAACCATTATAAAGTTTCTTACAAAAAACTTCTCATTGGTGTTAATTGTTTTAACGCCATGGTAGTATGGCTCAGTAGAAGGGAATACTAAAATATCTCCTGCAGCTGGCTTATGGTTTATAAACTTGCCGTCTACGTAAAATTCTATGTCTCCGCCGTCATAATCATCATTGATATACATAGTACATGTAAGGTAAAATTTGCTTCCAGGCATATCTTTTTCTGAAGTAATATGGTCTGTATGATACTGCATTGTCATCTTATTTGATAGAGTATCTATTTTAGCGTTATACTTTGAGTAAGAACATCCACTAAAATGCCAGCCTTCTGGAAGATCAACACCATGTCTTTCTACATAGTCTAAAAGAACTTTATTATAAGCTGCCTCTACTTCTTCAACAAACTTTTTCTCTTTGATAAACATTTCGTCAGACAAAACTTCTGTAGAAACTTCTCGCATGTCTTTCTTTTGTGTGTATGTGCCAAAATGTGCCCAAGGATCCCACGTCTTCAAAAAGTACTTCCCATCTGATGTTTTTTCAGACTCATTCATTGTTTGATACAGTTCTTGTGGATTAGATAGAACGTTTCTGTAGACATCAATTTTAGGATGTAGCTCTATGTACTCTAAATTACTCATGGCTGTTTTTCTCCTGTATGTTTTCTTATCGTCCAAAAAAATGGCGAAGTAAATCTATTTCCAGATTTTACTGGTCTTACCCCGTGAGTATAATTCATATCTCCTGGGAAAAAATATGCTGCTCCAGCAACAGGCTGGAACTCAATTCCATGTTGTGGGAAGTAAAGCTCTCCACCTTCATAATCATCGTTAAAGTAAAACAGTCCAGCTAAATCGTACCATGGGAAATTATTTGGTCTACCTTTTTCTGGGCCAGAGTGAAATTCTTTGTCTGCATGAGGCTCTTGTCTTGCACCTACTGGCCAGCGAACAATAGCTGGACCAGTTTCTTGTGCATCTACGCTAAAAAATTTATCTACTTCTATTTTTAATCTTGCTATCATGCTATAGATTAAATCTAATATTTCTGGATCAGAAGCCATAAGAGATGCATAGGTACAAACTCTATCTTCCCATACTGTGTGATCATATAGCACAAGGCCGTCTGCATCTCTGCGTGTTTCAGTTATATCCCAAATTTTATTATTTTTTGCAAAGTCCATGAGTCTTTTTCTCTCATCTTCTGATAAGAAATTTCTTAGCTCTACAATGTTGTCTGAAGAGTTGCCAAAAAAACCAGAAGGTGTAATAGATTTAGGTGCATTGTTTTCCCAGTTATCTGCTAATTTCATCTTTATCTCCATAATTAATTATATCATTGCTTACCTTAAGCCTTATTGATTTTACCTGGTGAGAGCCTATTTTTCTCTTTAAATGATCAACTGCATCCCTATAAAAATTTGACCAATCTCCAGAATTATTTAACCCTTTTATTGTTTCCCTGTATTCATTTGGGTCAAATACATCATTGTATGGATTTTGGGGAAATTTTGAAATATCCTGAAAAACCATTTCAGAATTATTTAATGAGCTTAAATCTATTGGTAGTACTGCTACTACTGGGGTTCCTGCCTTAATGGTTATTACTTCATTTGGCTTTGTTATCATCCAGGCAATAGGGAGTGGGCCAGTAAAAAAAGAACTACTCATAATTGTAGTAAACGGAACTGCACCATCAATAAATAAATTTGGAACTGGCATTGAAAGCAAGCTTAAGTTTGTATCTGTTTTAAAAACTAATCCGCTATTAAAACTAATAGTTCCATTTGCTCTTCCAGAATATGCATATTTTTGTCCAGACAATATTTTTACGTGATCTGGGCTGCTATCAGAAATTCCATCCCATATAAAAGATATGTCTTCTGGAAAAGATATTCCCCAGCCAAGCTGGTTACTTAAACTAACTGGAAAGCATTTGTATGCATGAGATTCAAATGTGTTGTCCATCCACTCTCTTTTTGCAGATAATGGCTCAAGTATACCAAGTCCTTCTTTAGTTATAAATACTTCTATTTTATCCATTTTGGTTTTTGCCAGTTGACAAATCTTCTTCTACCCATTTTGACCTCATTTGCATAAACTCTTGTCTATGAGCATGGTCATTGTAATCTAACATGGTTACTATTGAAAATTTCATTCCAGATTCAACTGGCATGGCTCTATGTGAAAATAAATATGTAGATGGGAATATATATAGGTCTCCAGCTTTAGGCTTAATGTCTAAGTTTAATTTAGGAAAATATAGGTTCCCTCCCTCATAGTCATCGTTTACATAAGCTACAAGAGATACTGTGGCGCTGTATGAAAACCCATGATCAGCATGCTCTTGAAAATGCTGTCCTTTGCCATATCTAATACAATTCATTACTTCCCAGTAATTCATTTTTACGTTATACATATTACAATAATCTTCTACTGCTGGTAACTGATGCTGCTTTAAATCCTGCCATAAATCTGAAACCAATGATTGTGTTTTAGATTGTGGATTAGATATTTCTCCTACCTTAATATCTTCACAATCTCTGTAAGATGGTCTTTTTTCGCTATAACCAACAAATCCAAATGTCCATTCATATCTAGACTCTTTGTCTTCAATTGCAGACTGACCTATTACATTTAACCTATTTATTACGTCAATTTCTTTTTTAATTACATCTCTATACACCCAAACTCCTGGGAAAAGCTGTTCTTTAGAAGAAAAATTATATATGTTATTCATACTATGAAGTATAGCATTTTTTAATTAGTAAAGTCAATAAAGGACGGGAGATTTCTCTCCCGTCCTTTATTTGTGTTTTATATTAAACTGCAAAGACTCCTGGTGCTCCGAATCCTGGCGGTGAGAAGAATCCTGGCGGTGCGAAGAATGCTGGCGGTGCGAAGAATCCTGGCGGTGCGAAGAATGCTGGCGGTGCGAAGAATCCTGGCGGTGCGAAGAATCCTGGCGGTGCGAAGAATCCTGGCGGTGCGAAGAAACTTGGCGGTGCGAAGAATGCTGGAGGGAAGAATGGTGGTGCAAAGAATGACGGTGCTAATGTCGTAACAGTATTTGTGTTATTTGATGCTGCTGATCTTCCATTAGCATTATCTGCATAAACATTGTAGTACTGAGATGTACTAGCTGTATCTGATATTGATATAGATAAGTTAGTTGTATTTCCAGTTGTTCCATCATTACCTTGAACAAAGTAGTTGGTTATTGGCTTTCCACCTGTTGCAGGTGCTCCCCAGCTAACCGTATTTGCATTAACTCCAGCAGTTGCAGATGCGCTTGTTGGTGCAGCTGGCTTTGTTGTTGCTGTTGCTGATGCTGAATTAGAATCTGCTGATGTTCCATAAAGGTCAACTGCTTTTACTGTATAAGAGTAAGAAGTTCCACCAACTAGTCCAGTATTAGAGAAGGTAGTAGTAGGAGCACTTACTGTTCCTACCTCTACTCCACTTCTAAATATTTTGTATTGAGTTGGTGCATTTCCTGTTGCTGGTGCTGTCCATGACAGATTAATCATTCCATCGTTAAAGTTTCGTTGGTTATTAACGCCGTTCAAATGATCTGCTGCGGTTAGCCCAGTTGGTGCATTTGGGCCAATGAAGTTGTCTTGAGCTGATGCTCTTCTGCCTATATTTTTTGACATTTTATTCTCCTATTCCCCAATTATGCTTTCAAGTCTCCAGCAAGTAACCATGTATCTGTTGCTACCTTGGTTATTGTTGCTGATGAATATAATGCTCTTAGCTTTAGTCCTGGAGTTCTCAATATTGTAACTCCAGATGCTTCTGCAAATACTGCGTCTGCTCCAGCTGACTGGTAGAAGCTTATTGAAGTTCCTATTGGATAAGCTGTAGTTGCATTTGTAGGAACTGTAATTGTGTGTGCTCCAGAAACTGGAATTAACTGATCTCTTAGCGCTAATCCACCTGTTGATAGATTGTATGCTCCAGCAATTGCTGTTCCAATTACAGTCCGTGAAGGAACGCCTTCCTTTGTCTGAGTTCCATCTGTAAACGCTACACCTGCTGCTGCAACCGTTACTGTTCCAGTAAATGTTGGTGAAGCAATTGGTGCTTTAGATGCAAGACTGGTAGTGACTGTTGTTGCAAAGTTTGCATCGTCACCTAGTGCTGCAGCAAGCTCATCAAGGGTGTTAAGGGCTGCTGGGGCTGCTGCAATTACTGCATTTACCTGAGCTGTTGCATCTGCAATTGCTTCTGACTTAGCAGTTGCTATTGCTGAAGCCTGTGCTGTGGATACTGGCTTTGATGCATCTGATGTATTATCAACATTTGCAAGGCCTACTGAAGACTTTGTAAGTGCTGCTACTGCATTTGCAACCTTTGTGTCTGCTGCTAATCCTGCTGCTGTAATTGCATCTGCTTCTGCAGTGTCTGCATAAGACTTTGTTGCAAGAAGTGCTGTATCTGCAATTCCATGAACATCAGTTGTATCTGATGCGTGATTTGAAAGAGCTGTTGCAGCTGATCCAAACTGTGTTTGAATTGAAGATGTAACTCCATTTAGGTAAGTTATTTCTGTTGAATCAACATTACCTATGGTTGTTGACTCTGGCAAAACAACTAGACCTGCAAATGTTGGTCCACTTAGTGGTGCTTTGGCATCTAGTGCGTCTCCTAGTCCAGCAATCTTGGACTGTGCAATTTCTGCACCGTCAACAATTTTTGCATTTGTAATAGACTGAGCAGCAATCTTAGATTCTGTAACTGCATTGTTTGCAATTTTTGTTTCTGTTATGGCACCGTCTGCGATTTTACCATTAACTACTGCATTGTCTTGAATTTTTTCGCTAGTTACTGAATCAACAGCTAACTTTACATCAGTTACAGAGCCAGTTGCAATTTTGTCAGTTGAGATAGAACTATCTGCAACTTTATCGTTTGTTACTGAGTTGGTTGCCAATTTTTGTTCTGTTACAGAGCTATTTGCAATTTTTTGTGTTACCACAGCGTTTGCTGCAAGCTTTTCTTCTGTTACTCCTTGACTTTCAATTTTATCAGTTGTAACTGCACCGTTTGCAATTGAAGCAGATATAATTGATGAGACTGGAACATCAAGTGTTCCAGTAAATTCTGCGTTATTTATTGTTGCGCTAGATGTTGCTTCCAATCTTCCAAGGGCTAGTGTGTCTAAGGATCCTTGAGCAAAATTAACTACAGTGGTTGGAGTATCTGTAACTCCTTTGAAAAGCTTCCACTTGTCTGCTGATGCATCACGAACTAGTCCAGTGTGGTTTGCTACTCCAGTGTTATGGTTAGCAACAAATCCTAAGTCTAAAATGTTTGTTGTATTGTCTTTTCCAATTGATAGAAGTGCATCTTCAAAAGCAACATTTTGGGTATCAATAGTTGTGGTTGTTCCGCTTACAATTAAGCTACCATTAATAACTACGTTTTGAGCTGTTAGATCTCCCTCTGTTGAAATATGTGTTGTTAGGCCTGTTAGTTTTAGTTGAGCTTCTGGAACTTTAACGTTTCCATCAAGTGAAGCAACTCCGTTTGCTATGCCTCTGTCACCTGTCTCTAGGTATCCTGACAATGAGCTATTTACTCCATTTACAGCAGCATCTGTGTAACCTTCTGCTGCTGAAATAGCTGCTTCTCTAGCTGCTGATGCTTCTGATGTTGCAAACGCTTTTGTAGAAATAACATTTGTATCTACAGTTATTGTTATTGTGTTTGATCCATCATTATAGGTCTTTGTAAGACCTGCTCCCATTGAAAGAGCCTGATCTATAGCATCTTGTGAAATTTCACCAATTGCTGCTGTGTCGGCTGCTGCATATGAAAGAGCGGTCCATGTAGATGAACCATTACCGAATTTAAATTTATTAGTGTTTGTTTCAACACCCATTTCACCTGCAGCTAATACTGGATTTGCTGCGGTCCATTCTGAAGATAAACCTCTACGTACTTGAATTCTTACTGTTGACATTATGCCACCCCTTTAATTTGATATATTGAAATTATAGCATTAAAACGATTATACTTGAGCATCATGCTACTAACGCTCCTGAATCAAAAGTTATTCCGAATTCAGATGTTGATGGCTCTCCGCCAGATATGAACTTGTTTGTTCCTGTTGGAGTTACACCGTTTGCCTGAATTATATATGTTGGTTGACCATCGTAATCAATAGCCAATCCTACGTCCATAAATGTAAGCATGTTAGCTTCATTTGGAATCTCTGAATATAAAGCAATAGGCTGCCAAGTTCCATCTATCTGAACCTTGAGCCTATTTGTTGTTGTATCAAAAGATATTGGGGCTGACCCTAAAACTATGTCTGTGTCAAACGTCGCAGTGCCTGCTACATTTAACCCGTTCTTTACTCTAAAATTTTTATTTACTGTTGCCATTTAAGTTCACATATCCCCTAATTGTTATTGTGGGGGATTTTTAAGGAATCCCCCAAAACCTTTATTTAATTATTTAAGAAGTGTTCCAGTTACTTTGATTGTTGAATCATTTACTGGATCTACTCTTAGCTGAACATTTGCACCAGATACTGATGCTGTAATTGTGCCTCGTGCTCCATTAGTTCCAACGATTGCATACTCTGTAATTGCTACGTTGTCTGATGAATCTAGAGTTACTAGAATTTCTGATATTTCGTTGTGTGTTCCGTTGTCAATCTTAACAACAAACTTTCCTGAGCGGTAAGCCGCCTTTGGCCACTCGTATGCAGTTACAACAACTGATCCAAGTGATGTTGATGATGCTGCAATTTGCTTAGCCTCATCATTAATGTTTAATGCTGTGAATGCTGTAGTTCCATCTTGCTGTGCTGTATTAGCTGCTGCTGCTGTTGCTTCTGCTGCTGCTTGAGCGTCGTTAGCCTTAGATGTTGCATCTGCTGATGCAGTAGCTTCTGCTGCTGCTTGGGCTGCGTTAGCCTTAGATGTTGCATCTGCTGATGCTGTGGCTTCTGCTGCAGCCTGTGCTGCGTTAGCCTTAGATGTAGCGTCTGCTGATGCATTTGAAGCGGCAGTTGCAAGACTTGCAGTTACATCTGCTGAATTAGCCTTTGTTGCTAATGCTGATGTAAGAGTTGTTGTGTAATTAGCGTCGTCATTTATTGCTGCTGCCAATTCATTTAATGTGTTAAGAAGAGCTGGTGCTCCATCTACTAATGAATCTACTGCATTTGAAATTGCTGTATTGCGGTTTGAAACCTCTGTTGATATTGCAGATGAAAGAGCTGATGCTGCAGTTGCTTCTGCTGCTGCTTGAGCGGCGTTAGCTTTTGTAGTAGCATCTGCTGCTGCTGCAGAGATTGCTGCAGACTGTGCTGCATTGGCCTTTGATGTTGCATCTGCTGATGCTGTAGCTTCTGCTGCTGCTTGAGCGGCGTTAGCCTTAGATGTTGCATCTGCTGCTGCAGTTGAAACTGAAGCTGCATCGCCTGATACTCTAAGTGCTGCTTCTGCGGCTACCTTAGTTGTAGCATCAGTTGCTGCTGCTGTAATTGCAGCTGACTGTGCATTTGAAGCTTTTGTGCTTGCATCAGTTGCTGCTGCAGAAATTGCTGCTGCTTCAGCTGCTGAAGCGGAACCGTATGAGTCAAATGTATTAGCATTTACTGTAAGGTTACCTGAACCATCTACAGAAAATACTCCTGTATCTACTGACTTTACAAGTGTAGCTCCACCAACGAGGTTGAGAATATAGGAATCTCCACCTGTTTCTGTAAGTATATTTTGACCACCGATTGTACCTGTGTTACCTTCTACAATGAGGCCTGATTTAATTCTAAAGTTTTTTACTACTGTTGCCATTTATATGACTCCTCTTACTGCTTTTTTTGTTATGCCTTTAATGCTGTTCTTACAAATCTTACTGCGATTTCACCAGAAACAGGGGTGACTCTTAAACTAATTATACCTGAATTTTCTTCAAAGGTATAAGTAAATAGGCTATTGTTTGTGTTTGATATGATGTTAGACTCTGATACTAGCATGTCTGATCCAGATTGTGTTGCCGTGATCTCAGATGCATAAACATCTGCTCCCCTTGTAACCTGAAGATTATATCTTACTGTTTTCCATGTATTTTTTGCAAATGAATCTACATTAGTTGCATTTTCAATTCCATAAACTGCAAGGTCGTTATTACCTTCTAGGCCAAGTAGCTCTATTACATTGTCTGTGCTGTTATCTAGGTCTCCTAGAATAGAAACTATATCGTTAATTTTATAGGTTAAAGAATCTGGATCTTGTGACCCATCTATTCCTACCTTTATTTGAAGAGCTTCAATTGCATCATTTGCATTTGCATGTTGCTCTGAATGTGATGGCGCTGATAATTGATCAGTGCCGTTTGGATTAATTAATTCGTCTAGATTGTTTGGATAATTGGTGGCCATTGGCTACCCCCTTGTGTAAGTCTTGTTACTTAGTCAATTATATCCTACAAATATTTATAATCCACCAAATTTACCATTTATTTATAGGGCATTGAGCAGCAGAAAGCTTGGTTTTTAACTTCATTATACATCCGCATTTTTTGCATTGTGTAGTTAAGTCAATGAACTCTGGACAAGACCTACACACGCTATACCTTTGTTCTTGCAATTCATTTGGTGCAAAATCTGTGTTGGGGTTTAACAAATCCCAAGGCCTAGTGTCACCTAAGTTTTCTTTGTATTTTTCCCATGCACTTTTTTCTGTCATAGTTTAACTTTCTAGTGTTGTAAGCTTGTATTATAATTTTAACATAATTTACATTAATATGTCAATGTAAGTTTTATATTTGTTTATACAGCAAATACTCCTGGTGCTCCGAATGCTGGCGGTGCGAAGAACTCTGGTGGCGCAAAGACTGGGTCTGGGTCTGGTTCTGGGAATGCTGGTGGTGTAAAGACTGGTTCTGGATCTGGATCTGGAAATGCTGGTGGTGAAAAGAATCCTGGTGGCGCAAAGAATGATGGTGGTGCAAATACAGCTGGTGCACATCCTGCTTGGGCTGCGGCTGCTAAAGCGGCAGAAGATGTTGATCGGTATCTCAATACTTCTCGTGCACTACTTGGACCTGAAATTACATCTGTTGGAATTGATGAAGCAGTATAAGGACCACTAACAGATGGACTTGAGCCATAATTTCCAGAGTTATTGTTACACAAAGAATATCCTATATAATAAGTTACTGTTACTGGTGGTGTACATTCCTGAGTTTGTGTTTCAGTATATGCAGTGCATGATCCAGCATGATAGTTTGTTCTTGTTTTAGTTTGTGTTCCTTCAGAAGAACATGTGCTCCATGCGCTCCATGCACTTGGTGTTGGACATGAAATAAAATCACCGCAGCATTGCTGTCCAACGCTTATTGCATAAGTTGTAGAGTTACCAAGTAACTGTCTTCCAAGCTCAGCACAGGTATATGCTGCTGCATTTGTTATAGTTCCTGGACATGCTGGTTTTTCTTGTGGTGGTGGGAAATCTGGGGATGCTTGATACGTAAACTTATTTACTGTAATTGTAGGTATTGGAGATGAATTTACAATAGTTCCAGCAGCGGGGGATTGTGAAGAAACTAGTCCTTCTTTTGTATAATCAGTGGTGCCAACTGCTGTTCCTGCTGCAATGTTGTAACTTGATGTGCTAGAAGGATTATATGTTCCAACTAGGTTTGGGATTGTATATGTTGTGGGTACGCAAACTGGGGTTCTAGATACTCCTCCAGCAACCTGATTATTTATTCCTGGCTCATCAGCGTTGCAAGCTGCATTTAATCCTGTAAGAGCTGCGCTGCTATTTGCATAAGTTCCAGTTACTCCAGCCCCATTGCCGCAACAGGCCCAATATTGAACTGGTGAAGTAGGCTCTTCTGCTTCTTTTGTTGTAGATGCAACTGAGTTACTGCTATATGTTTTTGAGGTAGTATTTAAATCGGTAGTCAATACATAAACAGAAGATGTTATTGACTTGTTGTCATATTGAGTTGTGTCGCCTAGGCTTAATGTACTTCCAATTCCAAATGGTATGTTGACCCCATCCGCATACCATTCATGAATATAAGAATAAATTGAAGAAGAATTACTCCATGTTCCATTTGTTGATGTAAATGATCTTCCAGTTCCAGAAACTGTTGGTGCAACTTGATTTACTGGTAAAGGAACTGATGGATATACTATAGGTAATCCTGGGAAAGAAGACCATGATGTTTCAGTAAATCTTGGAGCGGTTCCAGTTACAGTAATTGTGTATGATCCATATGTTGTTCCGCCAACCCCTATTCTTTCAATCCAATATGAGGTTTGAGAAGGACCTCCAGAAAAATATGAACTAGACTCCATATTACCGTTGTTATATACAATCCATTCTGTTGGCTGTATTAAATTTAAAGACCAAGACAGGGTTCCTCCATTTGAGCTTGAAGACATAGTCGTTGTAACTCCAGGCTTATTTGGCTTTACATCAGAAACTGATGCATTAGCACCAATACCTTGAACTGTAGTTCCGCTAATATTAGATGTATTTAGTGGTCTTACTAATAACAAAAGTCCGCCGCTTCCATTTCCAGTATCTATCTCATATGTATTTACATCTCCAGTAAGCTGTATTTCTCCAGAAGCGGCACCTGAATATTGTATATAAAAATCATTTGCTCCAATTGGCTTTGTCCAATCTACTTTTATTACTCCATTTGATACTACAGATGCAGATACAACAGAAAGTTTTTGTGGACCTATTAATGGGCTCGGTAAAGTATAGACATCTGGATCATTATCTCCAGCAGCATTTGTAGCTGTTACCTTACACCTTACAACATACCCAACATACTTTAAAGTTCTAGTAGAATTCCATTCGTCTTCATCTAATTGAAGTGTATTTGATGTCTTGCCTGTAATGTTTGACCAATTATATGAAGACCCAGTCCATGCTGCTTTTTGCCATTGATATTTAAATGAAGTTGGAGAATTTTCCCAGACACCGTTTGAAACAGAAACAGTTTCTTGTGCTGCATACCAGAAAGCTCCTCCTTGCAATGAAAGTATAGGAAGCTCTGTGTTTTTTGGTTTTAAGTCAAGTAGGGATTTCCATTCAGAACCATCCCATATATATGCCGCTTTAGATTCATTCCATGTGCTTCCATCATGAATCTGTACTTTTTTTAAAGGATTCCAACTGGAACCGTCAAAAATATTTAGCGGCATTTGGTCTCCTTAGTATTGAATGTAGATGTCTCCAGCAGAGTTTCCGCTTGAAGGTGGTGTTATATCTGTTCCATAAGTAATTTTATTAATATTTGATCCTGATATACCATTTGTGTATCCAGTAACAACAGTTCCGCCAAGTGCTATCGCTGTTCCATTTATGGTAATTGAATTATTTTCAAGCATTGTATTTGATATTGCTGGCACAGCAGATGTTAATATCTTACCTGCTGAATCTAGACCAGCATACCCATTGCTTTGGTTTCTTTCATTTTCTGGCTGATATCCACCAAGTGAGTTTTCTATTCCTTCTATTGCCAAGTCAGTGTAATCATTAGCAGAGGCTAAAGTAGAAGCCAAACCTGAAGTTAGGTTGATAGCTGTTGCATATCCAGATATTAATGCCCCTGCTGGTATTGTAACTGTACCAGTAAATGTAGGAGAGGCAATTGGTGCAAACCCTGCAATACTTGCTCCTTCTGGAATTGTTACTGTACCAGTAAATGTAGGAGAAGCAATTGGTGCCTTTAATCCAATTAAAGATGTTAAAGAAGAAGCTGCAGTTTGATCTTGTGCAATATAATCTGAAATCTCTTTAAGAGTATCAAATGCAGTTGGTGCAGAAGCAATAACTCCTTCAATAGCAGAGACTAAATCTGAAGATCTTGCTATTGTTTGTGGTATAACAGATTCTAATACCTTGCTATTTGAGTCCAAACCAGCAATTCCACCAGAAGAATTTCTATCTGAAACTGGAATGTAATTTGTTAATTCTGAAATTGGGACATAATTTGTTAAGCTAGTATTAACTTCTGTTCTTAAATCATCGACTGCTGTTAATGCAGATACAAGCACAGCTGTTCTAGCATTGTTTGTGGCTGAAATTGCTCTAGCATTAGTAAAATATAAATTGCTGCCTTCTGGAACGTCTGAAGTAGAAGATATGTTTGATATAGGCGGGATAAAACCTGAAAGTGCTTCGTCTGTATATTCCTTGGCCCCAGCGACTTCTTGATCTACATAGCCTCTTGTTTGTGTAATAAGTGGATTTACTATGTTATTAACTCTAGACTCTGTAAAATAAAGTCTTGTTCCTTCTTCTATATCAGATGTGCTTAAAGCATTTATTGATGCTACTGTAAATTCTTCAGCGTCTGCTTTAGCGGTAACAAGTGCGGCAGCAACTTTGTCTGTTGCATCTATTGCTGCAGCTAGTTTAGCTGCATTTACTTTTGTTGTAGAATCTTGTTTTGCTTCATCTAGTGCATCATCTGCAGATCCTATTGGGTCAAATAACCCTTGCACTGCATTGACTGCTCTAGGTTCTGAAAAATATAAATTTCCTGATTCTGTAATGTCATTTGTTGTAATAGAAGACAAAGCATTTTGTATTGCAAGCAGAGCTTCGGAGTCTAATGAAACTTGATCTGGAAGCTGGGATAAAGGAATTTTGCCATCTGAATTTAATGTAGCAACTCCGTTAGCCATTCCAGGTTTAAGGGCATAAGAAGTTATTGAGTTCCATCTTTGAGTTCCATTGCCTATTTTAAACTTAAGCGTGTCTGTTTCTATTCCTATTTCACCGTTCAAAAGCAATGGGTTATTTGCTGCCCAGTTTGCTGCAACATCTCTTCTTAATTGAATTTTATATGCCATTATGAATTACCTCCATCGAGTGATGGTGCATCAAAGTCTTCCGACCCTCCGCCTCCCAAAATCTCTTCCTCTACTACTGTTGTTCCATCAAAAAGACCTGCATCAAACAATGTTTCTTCAACAAACGACGGGCTATTAAGATTACTACCAGGCAATCCTCCGTCATATCCAATTATCTCAGGTAAAACAAGTCCAGGAGTATTTGGATTATCAAGATTCTTAAAGTCAATTTGATTCTGTATATCTATTGTATGTACATCTCCATCAAATGTGTGGGTGTGCATATAGAATGGAGTTGGATCTGTACTTGGAGGAGTAAGCTCTATCCAAGTAGTTCCATTGTGAACACGCAAGTTTTTTGTAGTAGTATTTATGTATACTTCTCCAACTTGCCCAAATGCTGGGTCTGTTGACAAGGCTAATAGCCTTAAAGGTACCAGCATCTGTCTAGACATGATTAGCCTACTACAACTACTCTGTATTCTCCAGCTGATGGAGCGGATGCAAAGTTGATTGTTACTGAATTAGCATTTGGCCTAAGAACATCTGCCTCAACTTGTGCATATGGTACGGCAGCTTCAAATATTTGAACTGTCACATCTGTTGTTCCTAAATTGTGTGTAATTGTATAAGATGTTGCAGATGCGCCTAAAGTCTGTGCGAACTTTCTTGCAATATCATGATAGTTTGATCCATTATTTGTTAATGTCCATTTATCGGATGTTTCGTTCCATAGTATTTCTACATCTGATTCTGTTCCACGCTCTACTACTACTCCAGCATCTGTTGTTGGAGTTCCAGTAAAATTGCTGTTAAGCTTTACTTTATTATCTTCAATGTTAATCTGTGTTGTATTTACAGAATTAACAGTTCCTATTACATTTAAATTTCCGCCAACTTGTAAGTTGCCAGCTATCTCAACATTGTCTGGCAAACCAATTGTTACTGCAGCATTATGTCCGCTATTTGGTGAAACAGTAACTTCATTTGCTGTTCCAACAATTGTTGCTACATAATCACCAGTTGTTTGTTCATCAAGTGGTATGATTAAGTCTACTTCGCCTGCGTTTGTAAGTCTACCTTGTGCATCTACTGTAAATGTAGGAACTTTCGTTGTTGATCCATAATCTCCAGCTGATACCGATGTATCATCTAAATCTATTGTTGTTGTGCCAGTTGAATCATTATAAGATTTTGTTAGACCAACTCCGCCATTTATATATGAACCAATAGCATCTTGAATGACTTCTAGTGAACCAGATGTAGAGATCCACTCTGTACCATTCCAGAAGTACATAATGTTGTCTTGAGAATTGTAATAAATTTGACCTGATACTGGACTCGATGGAGCAGAACCTAAGTTTTGAATTCTAGCATTGAGTAACTCATTCTTGTTTAGATCAACGCTAACTAAAAATTTTCTTGCCATTTTTTATCTCCTTTTTAGGACAGGTATGCTGTCCCCGAAAATGGCTGAGCCATTGTCAATGTTATTTGGTTAATACTATTATAGTCTATTCCAGTTTCTAACAAGTCACCTGAACTTGACTTAACAGAAACATTAGGGTGAAATTGTAAATTATGGGTAATTGATACAGAATATACTCCATTTACTGGGCCAGATATTTGGCTCATTTCCCAAGAGTACATATAGGAAACTTGCTTGTCTAAAATAAAGCTGCTGTCCACATCCCAAGAATCTGAGTCCAATGATTTTGGCCCCCAAAACCTTGTAGTTAATGTGTCAAAGTAAAAATCTCCTGGGGATCCTAATGAATTTGCTGGATTTCCTTCGCCACTTATTATTGTTCTTCCAGGAGAGCCAGAAGCTCTTACTACTACTAGTGGATTATTTTCGGTTACTATTAGGCGGGTTGCCATTATAAGGTTACCGCCCTATTCAAGGTTAGATATCCTTCTAGAAGTCTTGTTATATTAACGCTTGGGTCAATTAATACTAAATCATACGCCGATTTTGGATAAAAAAGTTTTTTAGTTCTTTCTGATGAAACTGAAATAGAAAGCTTTCCCAATGATGGAGTTATTGTAATACCGTCTTGATCAGTTAGAGTGAATGCTAATTTTTTTCCACCTTGAGTATCTCTTACTTGCATTTTAGCGGTGTGGTGATTTAATTGTATAGGGACATTATCTTCGTCTAAGTATTGAACTTCAAACGTAAATGTGGTGTTTTCGTCTACTTGAAAATTTTTTTGCGCTGCCATTTTATACCCCTAAAGAGAAATGCCCTTACACTATTTTAGCATAAGGGCATTCCTAATTGACTAATAATTACTTAGACTTAAATCCGAAGCTGTGGTCGCTAGGCGACAAAGCCTTCAAAATAACTGGGGCAATTGCTGCAAATCCAGCAGCTACTAAATCTTTTGGATCTGTATTTCCAGTCATGTAAAGAGCCATTGCTGCGGCTAAAAATGCTCTTCCGTAAGAGCCTAGTGCAGATAAAATTTGTTCTTGCATAGTTACTTTCCCGTCTTTATTTAAATCAGCTTTATCAAAATTTTTGATAGCCATATTATCATCTCCATTTGGGCGGTGTTGCCCATGAATTTTGGTTTTACCCAATACTTAATTCTACCACTAGGCAGATATATCTACAAGTTCGCAATTTCCGTCTGAACTGCAAGCCAAGGTGGCGTTTGTTGAAGTTCCATCTTCTGTTTCATAAAAAGAGAGATCTTCCCACCTAATATTCTTTGGCATTTTAGATAAAAGCTCTTCATATTCTTCTTTTGAAATTTCTTGATAAGGTGCTTGCTTATATGTATGCTCTGAGTGTGGCAGGAAAGAAATTCCAGATACTTCATCAAAATTCTTGTATACCCAAGCTCCTACTTCCATCCACTCTTCTTCTTTTACTGAAACAGTAATAGAAGGCTTATGCTCACACCAAGCTCTTTGATAAACAAGCCAAATATTTAAGTGGTCAATTGCAGTTAAATCATTTCTAACAATTGCACCTTCTGGTGCTTTTACTGGGAACGAAAATACATATGTTTCATTAGGCTTCATTACATCATCTTCTACTGGTATTCCAACTTCTTTTAGGAAAACAGAAATTGGATCTCCTTTTGAACCACGGACTGTGCGAACATAATATGGTGAATGCCATGGATGCATTCCTGAAGATACCCCGACCAATTGAGATACTGTTCCAGAAGGTTTTACGCATGTAATAGCTGCAGACTCAGGAATTCCAATTTTTTCAGCCTCTTCTTTATTAGTTTCACGAGCATACTCTCTTAAAGACATCAAGTAAGCTTCTAAAGCAACTATATCCTTCTTGCCAGACATAAACTTGTGTCCAAATTGTCCTGTCAAAGAAACACCAAGAAGTCTCTCTTCTTCTGTGTTATCTTTCCATATTTTTCTTAGGTACTTAAAATCTGTAAGAGTTGACTGCCAGGTTCCAAGTATTGTTGCAAGCCTTACTTTATTTGCAATATCTTCTTTGGTGTCTTTCTCACGCAATACTACTTCTGAAAGATTGCAAAACTGATACGGACGAAGGATAATTTCAGAGCAAGGGTTTGTACCATAATGAATATCTGGATCTCTACGACCAAACTTCGCTGCTTGTGCTTGAGCTGCGGCTACGTTGTAAATACCACGTTCACCAGACTTTGAATCATAAAGAGATTTCCACTCTGCAATAAACTGTTCCATTTCTGGCTTTCTTGAATATGCAACTGAGTTATTAGATAATGCTCGTTGTGTATTACCTTCCCACCAATTACCAGCCTTTGCTTGAGCCATTTCAATATCATTAATGTTTGACAGAGAAATCATTGCAGATCTTCTTACTCCACCAACAACTACCACTTCACCAATCTTACACATAATGTCATGACATTCAATTGGTTTAAGATTTCTACCTGCTGCATTTTTAAACTTAGCAATAGTAAAGTCAAAAAGATTTACTAGGGGCTGAGGACCAGAAGATCTACCACCCATTGTTTTTAATCTTGCACCAGCAGGTCTAACTTTAGTTACATCAATTGCTGGAATATGTCCTGTCCAAAGAAGTGCTAATAGTTCACGATATGCTTTTGCCCATCCTTGCTTTGAATCTTCGACAACAATAATAGTATCCGACTTCTCTAGTTTTTCTGGGACGGCAGGAAGCTTATTAATATACTTGTACTCAACTGAGAATCCTACACCAGTTCCGCACATAAGTACATACATTGTTTCATCAAATGATCTAGGTGAATCAACTGGCAAGAAAGCACAATTGTATCCTGCTACATTATCTCTTTCAAGTGCTACGCCAGAAGTCATTACAGATCTCATTGATGGCATAACATTTCGTTCAAATACAAACTCTTTTAATTCCGCAACAAGCTTCTCATTTGGAATGTAATTATGGTTTTCTTTTAAGTGATTGGTCATGAAAGAAAAATATCTATCTACCGTTTCTCCCCATGTTTCTCTACGTCCTTCTGCTTCTACCCATTTAGCATATCTTGATAGTGCAATAAAGTTTTCATAAGGATTTTCAATAGTATTTTTCATTTGTCGCCTTTTCTTCCGCCATACGGATTGATTAATTTTTAAGTGAAGTCTAAGTGTACCAAAGTTTTTTATAAAAGAAAAGAAAAATTATTTTTGTTGTTGTTTTTTAGTTAACTATAATATATAATACTTTATATATACATATATATAATATATGTTGATTTTTGTTGATTTGCTGACCCCCCGACCCCCCTATTGGAATTATACTATTTACATATTCTTTGTCAATAGCAAAACCATTTGACATGTTCTTTATTACAATGGTATGATTATACTTCGCTATCTCTAAAGGAGGAAATGCCAATGGAGAATATAAAAGAAAGTTTGAGTAGTGTTGTTCATCACTGGACAGCAATTGCAGTAGCAACAATGTTTTTGTTTTCAAACAGCAATACTGTTGCACTAGCTCAAGCAGAAATAGTAAAACCAAAGACAGAAGTACAACTTAAGAAAGAAACCTTAGAAAAGTACAGCAATACTGTTTATAAGCCTTCAGAAATGCTTACAGACGCAGAACTAATAGAACTGTTGTCTACAGTAGGATTTGAAGGAAAAGCCCTTAAAACGGCTTGGGCTATTGCAAAGCGGGAGTCTAACGGACGACCATTAGCTTACAATGGTAACAGAGCAACTGGAGACAGTTCTTACGGAATTTTTCAGATCAACATGTTGGGTAACCTCGGAGTAGATCGTAAAGAAAAATTTAACTTGAAGTCAAACGAGTCGTTGTTTGACCCAACTAAAAATGCAGAGATAGCGTATTACATGACCAATGGCGGTACTGATTGGTCTGCTTGGAAGGGTTTAACCCCAAGAGCAATGGAATTTTATTTAAAATTTCCTGATAACTAGAAAGGGTATATAGTGAAGATACAATATGTGTCTACGTATATAAACCTTTCTCTAGAAGGCCTTGTTCCTAAGCTTTTATGCCCACAGGATCAAGGTCTTCTATTTTGTAATGGGGACGGGGAGTCGGAAATATATCTTTACTGTTTAGAGTGTAAATATAAAAACACTTTGGGTTTACAAAAGTATGACGATATAGTAAGATTAGTAGATGAACAAACAAAGTGATTTTGAGTCATCCATACTTTCTGAAACAGATGCTATGGGAAGAGAAATTTGGTGGACAGATGCAGGAAGACCCTCAGATCCAACAAAATAATTTGGAAGACAACCTTCCAATGGTCACATATATTATGCTACACAGAATATATGATTTGCTAAGCCTAATAGCTAGTAAAGTTGCGGATCCAAAAGAAGTAGAAAAAATGATTGAATACCATGAGGCGGGATATTTGTTAGGCCCAGTTCCGTCTTTTAACCCAGGAGAAGATAATGAATAAACAAGAGCTTTTAACATTTATGATATTAGAATTTGAAAATGCAAACAAACAGGCAATGATTGGCAGCGGAATAACAGAGCAAGAAGCGGACAGCAAGAATGAGGAGTACAGGCTTTCTATAAGCATGCTACTTGCACAGGTTGTAGACAAAATGTTCGAAAAAAATATACTCTAGATATTGCTTTTTAAAAACAATTCTTGTACTATAGATTTACGCTAGTTGAGTCAATCCTGGCGTATGCATGAAAATGCAAGTAAGCCCCTGGATCCGCCTCCAGGGGCTTACGCATGCTATAATATAGATATTATGACAAGAGACTACTTTGCAAAATATATGCTTAGCCCTCAATTTCAGCAGGACGAAAATAATAAAGAGGAGCATAAAAAAGTTTGTCAGAAATGTCGAGATGGAATTATTAAATTTTACTTTAAAAAGATTATTGGGAGGAATAAAAAATAATGTTTTATGATAGAGAAGATTGTATCAAAGTTTCTTTTTTCCCCGATGATTATGGTACACAGAGTGGAGTATTTTTATTTAAAGGGTTTTACACTGACGAAGAATGTAAAGTTGTAGAAGATGCTTTAAAAAACTACGACAAGGGAATGAAGCATAAAGACACCCTTATAAGCTGGTATTCAGAGAAGGTTAGCCCAGTAATACCAGGACTTTTTGATCTTTGGGAAAAAGCAAGCGAGATGCTTTACCCAGACTATGTAATACATCCTCAAGCAAACGTATTGATAATAACCCCAGAGATGAATGAAGGAATGTTTACGCATTCAGATTCTCCAGGTAAGGGAGAATGTCATAGACTTTCTCAGGTAGATGTATGGAAGACCTGTTGCGACTTAGACTTTGGCCTAGTTGCTTATTTTGGCGACTTTGAAGGCGGAGAAATATTTTATGTAAACATAGATAAAGACGGAAACAGGAACCCAGCCGTAGATACGCAAAATAGATTATCTATAAAACCAGAAAGAGGCGACTTAGTTATACACGGAGCCTTTGATCCGCATTCACATGGAGTTATGCCAGTTTCAAAAGGAAAGCGATATGCTTTTTCAAACTTTGTATTAAAGGCAGAAGATAACCCTGGTACATTTCATAATTATAAGAGCCCAGAGTATTATAGTGAGCTCGTAGATAGAGAGTCTCCAGACTTTAATGAGTTTATAAAAAAGTGGCTTAAGCCGCTGAAAGAAAATCCACAATTTACTCCAGAAAGAATTAAAGAGTATCAAGCTTCAGGGCTAGAGGGAACAGAATTATCAGATAAGTTTATGGGTGAGTTCAAAGAGCACAAAGGAGAAAACTAAATGCTTAAAGAAATAAATACTGGTATATATTCCTGGAAAAATTATGTTCCTAAAAGCACACTAGACTACTATCAAAGCCTTTTAGACAATTTATCTGAAGACAGCTGGTATATCCACTGTAATGTCGATGCTGGCGATATATCTGGAAAATTTTTAGATGGCAAGCTAAGTTTTGATATTGTAGAAAGGCCTTTTCTAAATGAGCTTATAGATCTTTTTGGCCCAGATAAAATGTGGATATACTGCCATGGTAATTTTTTAAGGCTAAAGACTGGAGAAGGCTCAGGTAGAGAAGATAGTTATACAAAAATACTTAGTGGCTATGCTCCGTTTATTCAAAAAAAGATTGCAATATACATGAGTGAATTTTCTGGCGGTGAGATAGTTTTCCCTGAAATAAATTTTGAATATAAGCCAGAGGCTGGAGAGCTTCTTGTGTTTGACATAGATAGTAAATTAGATCATTATACTAAACCTGTTACATCTGGAACTAGATACGTCTATATGGACTATGTAATTCAGCATCCAGGTTATTATATGCCTTAAAGTGCGAAAAAAGTGCGCCGCGAGAGAAGCATATTTTAGTCAACTGTAATATATGGTTTCACGTGGAACATATAATCCACATGCCCAACTATCTGAAATACCCCTTATAAAGCCCGTAGAGGCTCTCTAAGCCTTTACTAGGCTTTTGCCTACCCAAGGGCGGGAGAGGGCCAAAAAGTCCCTTTACGACGATATCTTTTATTGTCCCAAGTATAATCAATAGGACGTATATATATCAAGGTATTATATAGACTCATCTTCGTCATCGACATCAAAGATATCTCTAATCCCGCCGATTTTTTCAATTATCTGAGAAAAGAATATACTTGCAGAAAAGAATAATAGCGTAGGTATCATAACCATTTTAAGATACTTCTTCATATATATCCTAGTCAACTGCAATTATGCTAAGTTTATCTGCGAACAATTTCCAGATCTTTGCCATATGCTCAGGCTTTAATCCATCTACTGGATGTGGAGCATCTGTATGAGTCATAGATGGAGTTAGCTCAGGTACCCCTAATGTATCTAAGATATCTTGTTGAGTAATTATTACTTCAAATCCCGCTTCTTTTGAATACTTGTGTAATGCAGCCAAGAACTCTCTATTCTGATCTATTCGCTGCTCATGTGTGTAGTAAGGACTAATTCCTTCATGCTTTAGCAGCATCTCAGTAAACTGAGGCAATGGCTCTATAATCACAACACGAGAGTTAGGAAAGTTTAACTTAATATTGTCGATAAATGCTTTTACTGTAGCATCTGCATTTTTATACTTAGGTAGAAATGTCCTAGTGTCAACATACCCCATCCATAAAGCCAATACTCCATCATCTTTAATTATTGAGAATGGTTGTGAGGTATGATTAACAGTTCTAGCAATTTCTACCCCAGAAGACATCTCGTCTTCTTCCCGCATTTGCTCAACACTAAATCCATGCATCTTCTTAGCAGCTTTAGGCCAAGGTATAAAAGTAACATCATGCTTTTCTGGATAGTAGTGCTCAATTGCTCTAGACAGATGACAATCACTAATCATATATACATTTTTCATTTTATTCAAATACCTTTCCTACTGCAGCATATTGTTTTGTAAGAAAATCTTTTAGGATATTATTTTCCATAAAGATAATAGAAACCTTATTTTCTAAATTTTGTACAGAATGATCCTGATGTTTTTTGAACCATACAACGTCTCCAGCATTTAATATAAATTTTGTTTCAGAACCTTTTGTTGGATTGTCATACATAGTCCACTCTGATTTTCCCATGCATTGCCAATGTATTACATCAGCTTCATCTGAATGCCTAGTTGTTGGGCTACCACCACCAGCTCCTTCTAGAAGCAAAAGTGTAGTCTGTACATTATAGACACTAGAGCACTCTTTATAAAAATTATCTACAGTCTTATCTTCAAAAAAATATTGAGGAGCTATTTTCATAGACCCTAAAGGCTTTCCGTCCTCACTATTTGTTACATCTTCTTGTGTTTTATATGCTTTATAAAATAAAGAAATATCTGGTGGAGTTGCATAATTTCTAAAAATTATATGCTTATTTAACTCAAGTTCAGCAAGTGCTTCTTTAGATTTAATATTCATTTTATAATCCTTTTGCGTCCAGATTAGCTTTTAGACCTGAGTAAATTTCCCATGCCTCCCAGTTGTCCTGAGCATAAGATTTTTTTACTAGATCGTCTATAATTTTCCTTGCTTCTGTTGTTTCACGAGGCCTTCTGTTTCTATTATTTTTTAAATCAATTTGATAAAATATGTCTTTAATTAAAACTTCTTCAACAATAGGGCTAATGCCAAAGTATTCCGCAACTTCTTTTATAAACTGATTATGGTTTTGCGTAACAAATTCAAAGCTAAATAACTTTATGTTGTCTATTGCCTCTATATCTTTGAAAAAATTTATGTACTCTCTAGAATGAGAATCTATTGTTAAAACAACAGCTTGAGTATCTTTTATATCGAGGAGTTCTGCTTTTTTGTTATCGAAGTCTCTGTGCCCAGATGTGTTAATCCATCTTTCTGCACCAGATGCAATAGCATCATATGGATTTCTAATAATTGCAATCTGCTTAGCACTTTCATCTATTTCTGATCGTATATGCTTGCCGCCAATTGCTCGTTCCTTAAATGCTATGTTGAGTGCCTCTACAGCAAAGTTCATCCCTGAGCCTGCTGGGCTTACTACTACTATTTTGTTCATAATATTATTATACTCTTTTTATATTGTAGGGATACTGGGACTTGAACCCAGACTCTATTGTATATAAGACAAGTGCTTTCACCATTAAGCTATATCCCCTAGTTTGTATAGACTTGCAGAAGTATTCCGCATATACATACTAGGATTGATATTACACCTATCCAAAATATAGTTTTCATTTTCCGCCCTTTATTAGCTTATTGATGCAACTAACGCAAAAGTTTTCTAGTACGCCTTTTGAGTTTAATCTTTCAACGTATTTTGGTCTATCACAGAAGTTGCATTTCATAATTTAAGTATATCATATTTTTAGTTGACTGCTATTTGAGATCTTACAAAATGTTAATAAATTTTTAATATGTATGATACACATATTTGAAATGTCCGTTTTGTCTGCATAGTCCGCACATATGTTTAAGGGCTTGAGCGTGAGTGTGATGGACCTCACAAAAGTTTTTTGACGACACGCCCGAGAAACGGGCATAAATGTCAGTCCCCCCTGCTATGCTTAAGGTATAACAAAAACAAACGAAAGGGGTCACACAATGACTCAACTAACCGAAACACTATTTAGCACTATCGTGCACGATTTCCACAATGGTGGCGTAAAGTCATCTTATGGATTAGATGCGTACACACGCAAGGAAATCCTTGCCTACCTTATCCGCTCTAAGGGTTGCGAGTGCATCAACTGTCTGTGAGGTAAATCACACGACACACCCTAGCAACCTCCCCAATTTGTCAGCCCCATACGCTACAATTACAACATAACAACAACGAAAGGTCAGAATAAATGACACTAGATGAATACAAGGCGCTAGTAGAAGCGCAACGCAAGGAAAGCCTTGCACAAGCCCTATCCGCACTAACAAAAGAGGTTAAATAATGTCATACGCATACTCATACCAAACCAATAGCGTGTCTAAGTGGGATACTATCCAAGAGGATGTCGCAGACCAATACACTTACCTTGATGAGGTAGATGAGGAACAACCTCCACTAGATGAATTCTATGATGAAGATTCTGAACAACTAGCACAACTATTCGCACTAACATGGGAGAACTAACAATGACTATCACTTACTCACTATGGGACGGGGCACAATTCCTCGGTTTCTTTACCGCTACTAGCGCAGATGAAATGCTAAAGGTAGTAAGCGACTTACAAAAAGTTTCTAAAAATGTAGTAGCACATATGCGAAAGGTAGAACAGAACTAATGACAATAGAACTAGATGACTACGGCTTAATGATTGACCTAGGTGATTTTCTCTATGTATCTCTATCATGGGCGTTTATTATTTTGACCGCCGTTATTCTTGTCGGTGCTAAGGTATACAATAAGATAAAGAGTAATAAGCAAGTAGCCCCTATCGGCTTTAACAATGATGATGATTGGATGACTAAATGAATCGCTTACTAACTACACTAGTGCAACTATCTATCGCTATCCCCGCCCTATACATGATGAGGATCGTGTACCATGATTTCAAGGCAGAGATGCGAGAGATGTGGCAAGAATCACACTAGGGTAACGGCGTGTCGCCTTGACAAAGGCGTCAGCTGCCCCTATCTTTTGTGGGGGGTTATCCACAGGTTAAGAAGGTCTGTGGAAAACCCCTGAAATTTTGTGAGATTTATCACATAGGCTGAGCGTCTCACATCTTGGAATTACTCGCTAGTAAGTAGCCAAATGTCAGCCCCTTAGTGTAAAATTCCTACTATAACAACAACGAAAGGGGTCATACCTTGACCATACTAATCTCATCAGAGGTTTTAGAGAATAGAGAATTATCTAACTCTAATCCATACATGTATCAAAAAGCAAAAACTTATTTGCTATCATGCACAATTTGTGCGAATAACTATTTAGAAATTTTTGCAAAAGATGCAGACTTTACTAAATTTACTTGTGAGGAGTGCTGGTAATCATGGCAGTTTATGAGTTTAATGCTTTTATAAATGTAGAGGCTGAATCCTATGATGATGCTATTGATACATTTCAATTTCAATTAAAATACGGAATAAATCAAAATAATGTTTATGTTGCCGACATAAGAGATTTGGAGTTAAGCGAATGAAATCAGATTTCGAAAAAGATTTAGAAATTAAAGAAAGTTTTATTGATTTACTAAATGATGTTTATCCTACTGTAAAAATTGGTTATTCAACTTTTACACCCGCCGAAATTTTAGAATGTTGCGACCCAGTAGCATTTGCAATTGGTTTAGTAGAACACGCAGATTATTTAGCAGAAATGGAAAACGAATGAGCGACTTATTTGGATTTGAAAAAGCAATTCAGCTCGATCATCTTAGCGATGAACAAATAAATCAATTAGAGGAAATTCTAAAAGATTATCAATAGATAGCGGCGTGTCGCCTTGACAAACAGGGCGGCACCCCCACATATGCACGGGGTCGGGCGTGTCGTTATGAAGATGTTATAAAATCCCCCGAAATTTACGGCGTGTCGATTTGACAGGGTTATCCACAGATCTCGGGCGTGTCGTCCACAGGCTAAATGTGATTACTATCACACGGCTTGAGCGTCTCATTATTTGGATTTACTGGCTAGTAATTATCTTTTGTCAGTGCTATCCGCTATAATTGCTACTATCAACAAACGAAAGGCGGACTCCATGTCAGCAAATGTCTACACAATCGAAAGCCTACTTGTAGGAAAAATGTATCGCTCAAATTCTCTTACTGGAGAAATTATCTCAGCAGAAAAAAATGATAGTGTCTGGTATGCAAATGCAGATACTTACAAAGTGCAGGTACGCCCAATTTATTCTGCACCGCTAAATCTAAAAGATACTTACCGCTATTTAGCCGTAAAAACTTCCGATTAAATAAAATCGAAACAGGGGCAGTTTAGAGAGTGTTCTCGCCCAATGTCGTAAGTAAGAACTCTCACCAATTTTTTAACGAAAGGAAAACTATGCTAAACATAATCGACAAAACCGATTTCTATGAAATCGCAGATGAGCAACACTTTTGCTGTGATGAAAGTCAGTTTAAGTATTACTGTATCGAACACCTAGAATTTATGGGTTGCTACTTTTGCGGATTTGACTATGACAAAGATTGCGAGGAACAACACTAATGGGATACATTGAGATTTTTAGAATGGATCAAGACGGGGCGGGTTGGGTAGATTTATCCGAAGCCACCCCCGATGAACTATTTACTATTGAGGTTGGGCTACTTAATGAGGGAGCCTTATTCACTAGCCCCGAAGCCGACTAAATGTCAGTGGGCTAGGCTATAATAAGCAATAACAACAACGAAAGGAAAACTATGATTAACTCAGTAATGACTATCGAGTGCGTGGATTGCCACGGATACGGAATTATCTTTTTTGGTAATGATAACGACTATGATTGCGAGCCATGCGATTGCGTGGAAGAATTGGAGAACAACTAATGTATAAATTAACTTGTGCTTATGACGGACACGCTCCTCATTGGTCAGCAGAATACGAAAACGAATTTGGTGCATGGGAAAACTTTTTCTTATTCACCGATTGGGGATTTGCTAACGAATACTCAACTGTAAATATTTACACGCCAACAGGCAAATGCTATACAAAAGTTTTCTACAGAACAGGAATGGTATCAGTTAAATGATGACACGAAAAGATTATGTCGCAACCGCTGAAATTCTAAAGTATGTAAGCGATAAAACTCACCCCGCTGTTTTTTCTAAAATGGTAAATGATTTTGCGGAGATGTTCGCAAAAGATAATGAGCGATTTGATGTAAAACGATTTCACGAAGCGAGTGGATACAATGTTCCAAAATTCACTTCGAGATAAAGTAAAACGCATTCAGGAATTGCGCCGCAGTAATGCGGCGCAACCTGTTCGCAATAAAAAAAAATACACACGCAAAATAAAACATAAAAATAAATTTGACACTTAACGCAAAATCCCGCACATAGCTGCGGGGTCGGGCGTGTCGTTAAGGACGTGATGTAAATCACCCTGGAATTTTGGGCGTGTTGTGGAAAATGTCAGTGGCCTATGGTATTATTCTCTTAAATCAAACGAAAGGCTCATCCCATGGATTTTTATGATGACTACTATGAAACAGATATGATACGCCCTGACGCTAAGTCATGCTATTGTACTAACCATTCTATTTGTACTAATTGCACTAAGGGGTATAACTAATGACTAAACTAAAAAGATCTAATGATAGAAAGGTGGCTAACCTTGTCACAAAAAATGGAAAGCAAGCCGCAATTGCGAACACGTTCGGGCTCCCTGCAGGAAAGAATTATTCATGCCCTGGTGCCACTAGTATTTGTGAGAGTGTTTGCTACGCAGGAAAACT